TGGCAGCAATCGAATCTTCAACCAACTGGGTGAGCTGGTTGTTGACGGTGGTACCCCACGTGTTGTTCAACTCCCCGGTGACGGGCTGCACGAAGCCTAGCAGCGAGGTATATGCGGAGGGCATTTAAGGCTCCTTGGTGTCGATGTTGCGCCAGCCAGCGTCAACCGAGGTAGAGACATTTTGCCACGAGGAGGGGCCGGTGTCATCAATAACGGTCCAACCTGTGGCGCCTGAACTAGAAATATCTTGCCATTGGGAGTTACCCGAATCAGCAATGACCGCCCAGTCTGCGCTTTGCGCGTCAACGATCAGTTCCCACTTGAGGCGGGCCATGATCATGTCCGCCGCATTCGCGTTCTCTTGGATCAGCGCGGCAAAAGTCGCAATTACAGCGAACGTGTCCGCTGCGGAGGCGTACTCTTCGATACTGGCCGGAAGCAACGCGTTGGCGGTAATTGTATCCAGACCGGCGGCCGACTCGGACACCGACGCGCCCAGAACCAAAGAAGCCGCCCCAGTATCTACCGCCTGAGCGTTTTCGCTTACAGCCCCGAAAAACGTAAAGCTGGCCGCAGTCGTGTCTATACCCGACGCCGCCTCAGAAATCTGCGTCGAATACACCGGAACGGACGACACCGAATCAACGCCGCTGGCGGTCTCCTGCACTTGGCCAGCAAACGTGGCCGCAGCCGACTGGGTATCAACGCCCGACGCAGCCTCAGCAACCGCCGTGGGAAACGTAGCCGCTGCAGCTTGCGTGTCTACCCCGGACGCCGTTTCAGAAACTGCGGAGAACACAGTGAAGTTTGCCGCCGTGGTGTCCACGCCCGATGCAGTCTCGGAAACTGCGGAGAACACAGCAAAGTTTGCCGACGTAGAGTCCACGCCCGACGCAGTCTCGGAGATCGTAGACGCGTACGTGGGCGTGGCAGAAATGCTATCGACACCAGACCCAGTCTCACTAATAGACGACGCAAAATTCACCGCCGCAGACTGGGCATCAACACCCGAGGCAGTCTCGGAAATCGCGGAGAACAGCGTGACGCTGGACGCGACCGTATCTACACCACTGGCGGTTTCAGAGACAGCCGACCCAAAGATCACAGCGCCCGATACGGCGTCAATCCCGGAAGCGGTCTCCGCAACAGTCGCGCTGACGCTGATCTGCGCCGTTTGCGCGTCAATACCCGAAGCGGCCTCAACGACCGCCGCAGAAAACACGTTCCCTGCCAGTGCTGAAATGGCAGCGGTGGAGAACGCGTAGAAGCCAAACATCAGACGACCGTCCAAGTCGAACCGGAGGGCACCGTCACCGTTACCCCGGAGTTGACCGTCACCGGACCCGAGCTAATCGCGTTGTTGCCCGAGTTGATGGTCGAAGACACGGAGATCGTGTTGGCGTTCTCAATGTAGCCCATGCCGCCGATAACAGCCCGGCCAGCAGGGTAGTCGCAGAACACGTCTTTGGTACCAGCCGAGAAGTTGACCAGCGACCCGGAGTTACTCGATGCCAGCACCGTATCCCGAGACAGCGTAGTGCCCGAGGACGTGTATGTGCCGATACCGACTTCCCACTCCGACGTACCTTGACCCGCGATCGTGTAGTAGGTCGTGTTGGCGTTGCCGATAGCCGAGAAGGTTTGGAACCCCGTGACGGCGCCCGCCAGCGTCACCGTACCGGTGCCGGTCGTTGTCGTAGTCTCGCGGACTCGGTCCGCAAGGACGAAGGCCATATCAGGCCCCCGTCAGTTGGTCTTCGTCGAACCAGCGTTGTTGCGTGACACCGTTGGCATCAGTCCATTCCACGAGGTACTGGATGATGCCGCTGTCGTCCATGCGCAAAGCCAAAACGGGGCCTTGCGGCACCACGGCGGTCAGCTTCACAACGTCGCCTTTTTTGAACGCGGTAGCCATGACTTCTCCTATTAGGTAGCGGTGAGGCTGAAGGTGTAGGTAACGGTCAACGTGTCACCAGACACAACCGAGCGATCGCCGGGGGAAGTGAAATCCGAGGCGGAGAAGAGGGTACCGGTGGAACCACCCTTGGTGCTGTTGCTGACCAAGAACGCACCGCCCACAGTAGCCGTGCCGTTGATGCTGAACGACGCCGGAGAAGCGGAGTTAGAAATCACAGATGGGTTGGCAGTCGTTGCGGTACCAAAAGTGGCTGCAGGACGAGTAGCGTTGCTGTACGCGGTCACCTCAGTCCAACCGGCGTGCGAAGCCATCGTGTCGCCAGCGGCCGGGTTGTTCGTAGAACCCGAGCCGTACAGGCCGATATACCACGCGGCAGTGTAAGAGCTGCCGCTGAAATACTTGGTGTTCATGTCCTGCAGGCCAACGTTCACCACGAGGTTGTGATTTTCTTCGGTCCACTTCAGGTTGCCGTCTTTATCGAAGCACTGAACGGTGAAAACGCCCTGTGCCGATGCCTTTTCGTTAAACATGGTTGCTCCTTAGATGAGGCGAATAAGGGCAGAAGTGCTGGTGTTAGCGGGCATCTGCACAGTGAAAGACGAGGTGGAGGTTTTGTCGGAGCCAAAGTCCAACACACATACGGTGCCGTTAGCACCAGCTTTGTAGATCAGTGCGCCACGCGCAGTGATAGAACCCGTCCACGCCGGAGAAGAAAAGCTCACGTAGGTTGTACTGCCACCAGCGTTGTTAGTCTGGGAGGTGACCGTGGCCGTGACTACTTGGCCACCGGCGGTGTAGTCTCCGCCCGATGCTTCACCAGTAGTGGTGTACGCCGTGGTTGTTTCGTCCAGCGTAGCCGCGTTCGTGTACAGCGCCAGATAGAAGGTATCCGACGAGAAGTTGAAGGAGCCGCTCATCAGCCCCGACCGCAGCGTGTTGCAGGAGTAGTTGCCGGTAAAGGCCATTAACGAACTCCGTTATTCTGCGGCAGCGGCGCAACCCGCGCTTGACCGCTACGGTATGCATCGCTGCGCTCCAGACCGTCACCCAGACGTTGGGCCAGAGCAAGAGCTTCCTTGTACTTGCCGTCGTACAGGGCCATCATGTCGTTCTCACCCTTCATGTAGGTGTACGCCTCCACCAGCGAGCCATAGAGCAGCACCGTGTCAAAGTTATCACCCAGCCAAGTCTGGCCGTCCGAAGCAACCGTGATCGACTCCGGATAGAAGAAGTAGTGCAGCTCAACTGTGTACGTTGCATCGGGCGTAGGACCTAAGATGAACGACAGCTCGTCGGTCAACACAGGGTTTGCGCCGCTGGTAGTCGTTGGGCCAAACAGCGCGTAGTACTTGGGGATCGACGTGTCGCTGGGGTTCGGATACGCCTGACGGATGAAGTTCACATCTTTGTTTAGCAGGTACTCGTAGTTGCCCGTGGCGTCAATCACCGCCATCGAATAGACGGCAAGGAAGTCGCTTGGGCAAGACAGGTACTTGTTGGACGACGTGGTAATGCCCGTCACGTTCTTACGCAACGAGGGGAACTGCACCGAGTTGTAGATGCGCTGCTCAGCCTGAGTAATGAACGTGTTGATGATCGACGGCGTCGTCGAGTAATCAAACGTGTTCTCAGTGTAGTCGCAAATTGCAGTGACCAACGCGGCGTAGTTCATACCATCCTCAAGCCATAGGGCCGCGAGACACTTTGCCCTTCGTCGCCGCACCACCGCCACGCATGGTCGTGCCGCTGGTCTTGGCCGGTGGGAAATCGTCGGTACGGGTGTTCGCAACGGACACGTTGGCCTTGCGCATGGTCTCTTTGGCAGGCTCTTCGCCAACCACAACAGACGGGTAGACCTTGGGCTGCGTGTACTTGCCGATCGGGTCTTTGGTCTCCGCCGGGAAATACTTGAACTCGTCTTGGCTGTGCATATCAGCCTCCCTTGCGACCGGGGCTGCGCTGGTTCACAACCTTGGCCATGTTGCGACCGTACTTGAGCATGTCGGCGTTGGTCTTGCCGCCAGCTTTCATTTTGGTCATAGGCTTGCCCGGGTGCATAGCTTTCTCATGCTTGTGCACCGCAGTGGCGGCAACTTTTTTCGCGTCCATGTTCACTCCTTACGTCGTGGATACCGTTATTGTGCCCAATTGCACAGATAAAACCAAGTTATTCGGTGTCAGCCCGTCGTCATTCGCCTGAGACCCGCCAACAGGGTTCCACCCCCACTGAAAAATCCGGCTACCTTGCTCAACAGACCCCGTCCCGTTAGGCCCAGAGCCAGTCGTGATCTGCAGCCCGCTCGTACCAGACAGTCTGTAGCTGCGGTCAGGGCGCGGATTTCTCAGACCCTGCGGGTCGTCCACCGGATACATGCCCAACTGCAACTGCGGCTGATCAGGATCCCAACACTCCGGACAGACCAACAAGTCGTAGTTCTTGGTCTTGATAATTTCCCGCCGCAGAACTTTTAGCTGAAATCGCTGATCACAGCGATCACACTGCGCGATTGCATACTTACCACTGGCAAACCGGTTGCCCATCAGGTTCCCCCGATGTACTGCTGGCGGGGCACAAAGCGGATCGCCGCCTTCTCATGGTCTTCCTGCGCGGCAAGTTCCCAAGCCTCGTCGTACTGGGATTTCAGGATCGGAAGACGCTCCATACCCTGCGGAATCTTGCCCGCAATATAGTACGCCAGACCTGCAGCCATGCAGGGGATAAACCTAAACGGTACATCCATGACGTTCACACCGCCTCCAGCATCCTGCGTCCGGCGCAGGCGCCAGTACACGAATTGGTACTGCTGGGAGTTGTCCGGGGTAGGCCACACCGTCACAGCCGGAAGCTGCTCCCAGTACACCGCCGTGCCGGTATTGTGCGTTGCAGCAGTTGTGTTGGCTTGCGCCCGGAAGCAGTTGTACAGGGTATTCCCGGAGATGTACCCGTAGTTGATGATCTCGGAGTCGACCTTGATAAACCCAGTCGCGGGCAGTCCCACCACCGAGTTCAGAGTAATCTGGTCAGCAGTAGCGGAGATGCCGCCGCTAAGGGTTAACCCGGTGGGCGTCTGCTGGCCGTTGTAGCGCTGAATCCAGACCTGAATAGGGCGCGCCTGCTGGATCTTGTTGGGGATCGTCGCGTAGGTAGAAACACTAATACGCGTGATCGTCAGGTCCGCCTGCGTGGCAGCAATGTTGGCGCCCGTGCGGATCACCTGTTCCAGCAGGTCGATCGTGTCCGTGGGCAGCGCATAGGTGTTCTGGCCCGGCACAAGATCAATCAGACCCTGCTCAACCGTCCAGAGGTTGATGCCCCGGTTGGCCCAATCAGCGAACATGATGTTCAAGCTGCGGCGCGCCGTGCGCAGGTCGTAGCCGGTGCGCAACTCCGAACCGGCGCGTTCGAACGCTTCCTCGACCAACTCGGTGAGGTCGAGGTTAAACGCGGAAGAGCCGGATGTGTTGGCCATTATCGGTACCTTGCTGTTTTCGCTGCCACTTTAGGTGGCTGCTTCACGAATTGTTTTCCGGCTTTTTTGCCAGCGCGTTTTGCACGCGTTGTCGCAGCGTACTCAGCAGGGCTGAGACCTTTGATCGCAGCCTCTGGAAGATACCGTTCACCCGTGTCAGAAGAGCGTTTTCCACTTTTAGTCCTCCACTTTTGATCGGTCCAGTCCTTGAGCGACTTCTGCGGCGCTTTCATTCTTTAGCCAATTCTTTTTCCAGCAGCTCAGCGTCAATCTCGTCGTCGGTCATGTGCGGTTCCGCACCGCAATCACAGGGGCCATCGTTGTACACCAGACATGTGTACCGGTGTTCGGATTCTTTAATCACGATAGCCACCGCCTTTCGCCTTGTACTGTTTAGCCAGAAGCTGCGCCTTACGCGCACTCCACTGCCCAGCACCGGTGCCCTGCACCGCCCGAGACTTGATGGACTCGAACAGCGACTTGCGCATACCGGGCTTGGTGTAATTGCCCGCCGCGTTGACCTTGCCGCCTTCAGCGTACTGCGTGAAATCGGTGTCGTCCCGACGCTCCTTGCGGACGCCTTTGGGCATCTTGCTGGGGCTGATGGCGCCCATGCCACGGCTGGCCATCATGACTACACCATCTTCCCGCGAGTCTTACCCCGTTGGGCGATTCCGTCAGCGCGCTTGGAGGCGGTCACTTTGCCGCCCTTCTTCATAGGCGCGCCCTGCGCAGAAGCGGCAATCGCTTTTTGGCGTTCCTCTTCGGCGGCGCCTCGTTGAGCGTCACGCGCAATCATGAAGGGGACCACGCCCCCAAAACCTTGCGCCATGAGCTTACCCATGGCCCCTTTGCCGGTCATCATTGCTGCCAGCGGAGAGACATCTTCAATTTTAATGCCCATGGTTACACCATCTTTCCACGGGTTTTACCCCGCGAAGCACAGCCATCAGCGCGCGAAGACGCCGAACCACCCTTAGCCATCCGCCGGACCCCGGATGCAGGCATCGCAGGTTTCATGGGGGGCTTGATGGTGTCGTACGCTTTCTGCTCCCGACGGTCAACCTGCTCATACAGAGCATCCAACTCGGGGACGGATTTACCAGCTTCACGCTGCTTCTCCAACTCCCGAATGCGATCCATCGTTTTCTGGTCCATGGGGACTCCTAGATCAGCAGGCTTTGCCGCCGCGCTTCATGCCCAAAGGCTTGGCAGCGCCCATCTTGACCATGGTGCCCTTGGTTTTACCCTTGGAGGCGATGCCATCACGGCTCGGAGCAGCAGTCTTCACAGCGCCCATCTTGGCGGTGGTGATGCCACCGTTGGCGTAACCCATGCCGCCCATGTTCATCTTCTTGGCCGAGCCGCCTTTTTTCATGCCCATCTCGGCCATCTCGTGCTTGACCATGGCCTTGGGAGCGCCAGCCTTCTTCATGAAGCCGACTTCCTTTTTCACCATCGCTTTGGACTCTTTCATATCGCCACCTTTTGCAAAAAGTTCAGATTTGCCCTGATTGGTTTTCGGGCGGTTAATTTTCTGGAGGTCGGCGCGAGAGGAGTCCCCCTTGCCAAACTTCAGACCCTTGTCAGCTTCGACGAACTCTTTGCCGACAGATTGGGGGATGCCCATCCGCTTCGCAGCGGCGGGATCATTGGCGACCATCGCCATCAGGTTGTGCTGTTTTTTACTGGTGCTCGGCATCATCAGCTTTCTTGCGGCGTACCAGCTCAACAAACGGCTTGCCCGTGACCATCTCAGCGATGCGCATGAGCGTCCAGATCGCACCGATCAGACCAAACACCGGGGTCAGCAATTGCAGAAAAGAGCCGATCGCGGCAAACACCGAAACGATGTCCAGTGTCTGCTTGATCGTGTCGTTGTGTTGCGTCATCTCAGCAGTTCCAAGCCCGAAGGCTTTTGTTGATGCGCGAGTTCGGGTCTTTCGCGGTCTTGGCTGAGGTCAGCTTTTTCTTCATGCCAGTCATCCGGGCACAGAAAGAGTCGCGGCGTTTGCCGCCCTCTGGTTGAGGGGCCTTCAACCAGGGCTTGCCCGGATTGGCTGCGTTGTAGGAGGCTCGTCCCTTGGCGTTCAGACCGCCTTTGGGGTTCTTGCCTTCCTTGCGTTGCCATGCTGGTGACTTTGCCATGTTAAGCCTGAGCTTCTTTCCAAGACAACCGGGCCAAAATTGTGGAACTCGTTGCTGAGAGCGGAGTCGCCACAACGTACAGGATATCAGGACCGTC